GCGGTTGGCGCGAAGCAGCGCCTTGCCCGCGGCCTCGAGCGTGGCGTCGGCGAGCGCGACGTTGATCGGCGAGGGCTTCGGCGCGACGCGCTTGCGGGCCTCGGTGAGAAGCGTGCGGCGCTGGCTGTGCGAGCACGCGCAGGATATCATCGCTCGAGCACGGCCTTCTTGCCGGTCGCCTTCTCCCAGCGCGCCACGATCGCGTCGCAGTACCGCGGGATGGTCTCGATGCCGTAGCAACGGCGCCCGGTTTCCTCCGCCGCGATGAACTGCGGACCACTCCCGGCGAACGGCTCGAATGCAATCTCGCCAGCCTTCAGGTGCTTGATGATCGGGATGCGGAACAACTCGACCGGCTTCGGCGTCGAGTGATTCATCTCTTTGCGCTCTGCGATCGGGACAGAATCGATCTCCCACACCGTGGTTTGATCGCGTTCGCCGTTGCCGCGACCGTAGTCCGGTGGAACCTCGCCGCGAACCCACCCCATGAAGCACGGTTCGTGCTTCCAATGGAAATGCCCGCGAGTGAGCAAGAGCACCGGCTTCACCCAAATGATCTGTCGATGTAGCACGACGTTTGCTGCTGCTGCTGCTGCTGCGAAATATCCTTGAGTTAGATGGGCGTGCCACAGGTACCAAGCGGCGCGGTGCAGGTGTGGAAGAGCCGCACGGAACGCGGCCTCAAGGAACGATTGCAGCTCTGCGTCGGTGAGTTCGTCGTTCGCCACCCGCGGCTTCGCCACTCCTGGGTTCGGTCGGTCGGCGTTGTCGTAGGACACGCCCCACGGCGGATCCGTGTTGATGAGCCCGGATTTCTCGCCGTTCATCAATCGAGCCACGTCCTCCGGCTTCGTAGAGTCGCCGCACAGCAGGCGGTGGTTGCCGAGAAGCCAGAGATCGCCGAGCTTCGTCGTGGGTATCTTCGGCAGCTCCTGCGGTCCGGGATCTTCGACCAAGCTAGTGTCGGGGTCGGGCACCAGCTCCGCGATGTCCTCCGCCGTGAAGCCAGGAACCTCGAGGCCCTCGAGCGCGGCAATCAGCAGATCGTTGTCGTACGTCGCGAGGTCGCCCGTGCGATTCAGCGCCAGCGATAGCGCGCGTGCGTCGTCGCCGTGGACGTCTGCCTCCACAACCACGACGTGCGTTTCGCCCTTTGCCTCGAGCGCCAGCACGCGCCCGTGGCCGCCGAGGATTCGATTCGTTCCTGCCTCGACGACGATCGGCTCGACTTGGCCGAAGCGCTCGAGGCTCGCGGAGATCGCCTCCAGGTTGCGCTCGTTGTGGACGCGTGGGTTCTTCGGGTCACGAACGAGCGATGCGATAGCGACGCGCTTGGTCTTCATGCTGGAGAATCTACCGCGGTCGGGCGCGGGTTGGGCGTGGTCGGTGTGCTGGTTCCTGCGGGGCCCATGATCGCCTCGGCTCCAGCATCGTCGAGACTGAAGAATCGTTTCAGCATGGCGATGCCCGTCTCTCGTGGCAGCTCGCCATTCGCGACGCCCACCACGATGTCCTTGGCCGCGGCGATCTGCGCCCCGTTGAGTTGCGACACCTCACCCGTTACCCCCCCCCTGCTCCGGAATCGCTCCAGGCTTCGCGGGAGGCCCGCCACCGGGCGCGGGCGTCTCGACCTTGGGATCGATCGTCGGAGCGCCCGACGTCGCGCCAGGCTTCGCGGGTGGCGCAGGCGGTAGGTCGACGATCGGTTCGGTGTCCAACTCGTCGTTGTCGATGTTGGTGCGCTCCTCGTCGTAGTCGTAGCCGCTCTCGGCGGCCCACGTTCGAGCGCTCAAGATCTTGTTCCTGAACAGCACCTCGCGCACGTTGGTCTGACTCACTTCGTCGCGGTTCGACACCTCAGGCCCGGTCACCGTCGAGCCGAGCGCGAGCGCGATCTCGGGAAGATCGCCAGCGCGGACGCCCGCGCGGAGCACGCGCACGTGCAGCGAGGAGAACGCTCGGATGGCTTCGGCCTGCTTCGCGCCGAGCCTCTTCGTCGACGGTGCCATGCCAACGAACATCGAAGCGAAGTTGGCGCCGCTCGTGTCGCCGGAGATCGCGAAGTCGGGAATGCCGAGGCGCACGGCGATCATGCGAATTTGCATCACGAGCGCGGGCGGGAATGACGCGATCGAGAGACCGGTCGAGGGGAAGATGAGGTCTTGCGTGTTCGAGATCGTGACGATGCTGCCGTCCTGGATTCGCTTCTGCCGGACCTGGTTGCCGGAGACGGGATCGGTCTTGAACTTGTCCGCCGACGCATCGAGGAACGTCGCGCCCGCCGCGGCCGTCGTCGGGTACTGGAGCTTCTGGACGACCGCGAACTTGGCCTGCACCTCAGCAAGCGATCCGACCGCCTTCACGATGCGCTCGGCACTGAGCACGCGGTTGCGGATCGGCCAGAGCGTCGGGTAGCCGCGCGGGATGTCCGGGTCGACGTTCAGCTTGACGTGGAGCACGTCCGCCGCGTCGACCTCCTCGCCGTCGATGAAGTAGCCGGTGATCGTGTGCTCGTCGGTTTCGTCGAGCTTCACACCCCAGGCGTATTTGCCGCTCCGATCGTAGACCTGCGAAGGGTCGACGTAGCGGGCGGCGATCCCGTCCTTGAGTTCGAAGAGGCGCAGGAACGCTTCGCCGTCGCGATCGGCACAACGAACGAACGAGCGCTCGAGGATCGACAGCTTCTCGCGCTGCGCGAATTCGGCGAAGTACTCGTTCGCCAGCTCCGCGGCGTCCTCGAGTTCGTCCGTCGCGCTCTTCGGCGTCGTGTACTGGTAGGTGAGGCCCGTTCCCACGACGTAGTCAGCGACCGAATCCAGGGCGGACTCGGCGAGACCAGACGCGGCGATGATCTCGCGGATGTCCTTCCTGCGGCTCTCGATCGTCGCCAGGTTCAGCTCGCGCGAATCCATGCCAGCGCCGATCCATCCTTCGGTGCCTGCGAGCGGGTCCACGATGTTGTCGATGTCGTCGACGAGGGCCTCGGCCAACTTGAGCTTCGCCTTGTTGGCCGCCGCGTTGAACCGCGCCTCGTTGAGACGCAGGCTCAGGCGAGCGCGGAGTCCTTCGTAGAGATCGAACAGGAGCATCGGCCACCTCAGTTGACGTAGTTGCGCATCATCTCGACCAGCATTTGCAGGGCGTCCGGCCCGTCGTACGGTTCGAGCTTCGGGACCGAAAAGTACTTGAGAGCGCGCACGAGCGCTACCGCGCCCGCGGATCCGCGCCTGAACTTGATGTGCCTCGCCGAGAGGAACGGCCCGACCTGCTCGATGCGCAGCACCTTCGGCGTCGTGTGCGTGATCGGGACAACGGGCGTCGGCAGGCGGGCCTGCACGAGTCGGTTGGCAAGGTCTGTTCCAAGCTCGCCTTGGAGGCCGTTCGCCTCGTAGGCAATCACTTGGAATCGATACTGCTCGGCCAGGTCGACGAGCAGCTCGTTGGTCTTGGACGCAGGGCGCCGACCCAGGAGGGCGTCGACGTAGAGATGCCGATCTCCGCGCTTCCAATGGCACCAGACGATCGCGGCGAGGTCGCCTTGCGTTCCGACCTTGCCCACGCACGGGTCGACGGCAGCGAACGCCAGCGCGCCTTCGGGCGGCGAGTCGAACCAGAGGTCGTCGCCGTCGAACCACGTCGGGTCGAAGCGCATCGCCTGCGGTGGGACGGGCTCGGATTGCTTCTCGCCCGCAAACGCGGTGCGTCCACCCGTCGCGCGAAGGCGCATGAGATCCTCGAGCGACTCGCGCTCGGGCCAGAGCACGCTCGCGCCGGCGTCCATCTCGGCGCGGTGCTGCTCGCGGAACGCCGCGGACACCTCGGGCCGATCGAGGAGCTGCTCCCACTGGTCCCAGATGTCCATGCGCTCCGGCCAGGTCACGACCGATCGATAGAGCTTGTGAACCCAGCCGGGCTGCTTCGCCAGGCGCCCGACGAGACACTCCTCGTGGATCAGCGTGCCGATGACGACGATGTTCGTGGTCGGCGATCCCAGCTTCTCGATCGACTTGGAGAACCAGCTCCAGACCTTCTCGCGGAGCGCGCTCGAGTACTGCGATAGATCGCCCTCGGGGTCGTCGATCACGATCAGGCTCGGGCGATTCTCGCGGGCGCGCAGACCGCGGACACGAGATCCGGCGCCGATGGCTCGGATCTGAATTCCGTTCCGGGTGGTGACGCGCTTTTCGGTCCACTTCGGACCTTCGCCGCAGGCCTCTGGGTAGTCAGTCGCCAGCGCTCGGTTGTTCTCGAGTTCGTATT